CCATTTTCATATCCGATACGCATGACGAACCACCGCCAGCCTGATGGCGCCCCGCCCGGCTGGCAGGAGGCGTTTCTGGCGCAATTGCGCGAAACCGGCAATGTCAGCGCCGCCGCCCGTGCCGCCGGCACCTGCAGGTCGCGTTGCTATGAATGGCGCCAGCGTGATCGGGACTTTGCCGCCGCATGGGCCGATGCGCTGGAGGAGGCGGCGGACCGGCTGGAGATGGAGGCGTTCCGGCGCGCCGTCACCGGCGTCGATGAGGACCGGTTCTTTCAGGGCAGTGCTGTTGGTGAGGTGACCCGTTATTCGGACAGCCTGCTGATGTTTCTGCTCCGCGCGCGACGCCCCGGGCGGTTCGGGCCACGCCCGGCCGACCGGGCCGAGACTACAGGCATGGAGGATGACGAAAGATACCTGGCAGAGCTTGGCCGCCGCATGGAGGCGCTTTGTCACCGGCACGACGCCGGCGACGATTGACGAATTCCTTGCCACGCTGGGCCCGGGCGAGGCTGAACGGCTTGTCCATGCCTGGCCGCTCTGGGCGCGGCAGGCGCAATTGCCACCGCCCGGGACCTGGCGGGTCTGGCTGTTGATGGCCGGGCGCGGCTTTGGCAAGACGCGCGCCGGCGCGGAATGGGTGCGCCAGCTTGCCGAGACCGGCACCGCCGGTTCGATCGCGCTTGTCGGCGACACGGCCGATGATGTGCGCCAGGTGATGGTGGAGGGGCCGTCCGGACTTCTTGCCGTGGCACCATCATCGTGCAGGCCGCGATGGCAACGCTCGCTGCGCCGGCTGGAATGGCCGAACGGCGCGGTGGCGCGATGTTATGCGGCGGTCGACCCGGAACAGCTTCGCGGCCCCGAATTCGATCACGCCTGGGCTGACGAGATCGGCAAATGGCCTGATCCGGCAGCCTGGGACAATCTGATGCTGGCGCTGCGGCGCGGCAGGGCGCCGCGCTGCCTTGCGACAACCACGCCGCGGCCCCGCCGCTGGCTTCGTGAGCTTGCGGCGGCGCCGGATACCGTTCTGGTGCGCGGTGCGACGGCCGAGAATGCGGCGAATCTGGCGCCCGGGTTCCTCGCCGTGATGACGGCGCGATATGGGGACGGGCCACTGGCACGCCAGGAATTGCGCGGCGAGATGATCGATTCGCTTCCCGGGGCGCTGTGGCGGCGTGACGGGCTTGCCGCCTGCCGCGCCGCGCCGCCGCCGCGACGTGATCTGCAACGTGTCGTCATCGGTGTCGATCCGGCGCTTGGCGGACCCGGCGAGACCGGGATCGTCATTGTCGGCAAGGATGGCGAGGGGATGATCTGGGTTCTTGAGGATGCCAGTGCCGCGCTGCCGCCGGCCGCCTGGGCGGCGCGGGTGGCGGCATGTTTCAGGCGCTGGCGGGCCGAGGCCGTGATCGCCGAAATCAATCAGGGCGGCGCGCTTGTGCGCAGCCTGCTGACCCAGGCAGGCACGCGACTGCCAATCCGCGAGGTGCGGGCCATGCGCTCGAAAAGTCATCGCGCCGAACCTGTCGCGGCGGCCTATGAACGCGGTGAGGTCAGGCATGCCGGTGCCTTTCCGGAACTTGAGGACCAGATGTGTGCCTGTGTTCCGGGGCGGCGGCAGACCCCGTCACCCGACCGCCTGGACGCGCTTGTCTGGGCGGTAAATGCCTGTCTTGGCGGTTTCGAGACCGCCAGTCACGAACTGGCTTTCTAGCCGTCGATCCGGAGACCGAACATGCATGATGATTCAATCGCGGCGCCGGGGCTGGCGCACCGCGCGATGGCGCCCGAGCTGGATCTGATCGCCGATCTCATCGGCGGCACGGCTGCGATGCGGCGGGCCGGCCAGCGATGGTTGCCGCGCGAGGCGAATGAAAGCTGGACCGCCTGGCGTGCCAGACTGCATCGAAGCGTCCTGTTCAATGGCATGTCGCGGACGGTACAGGCGCTTGCCGGGCGTCCGTTCGCCCGGCCGGTGGCACTGTCCGACGCCCACCCGGCGCTGACCATGCTGGCGGAGTCGGTCGATGGGGCCGGCACCGGCCTTGGCGGGTTTGCCGCGCAGATCCTGCGGGCGCTGCTGACCGACGGGCTGGTCCATATCCTTGTCGACCGGCCGCGCCGCGGCGGTGACCCCTATTTCGTCCTGGTGCCGGCGGCGCAGTTGATCGGCGCACGGCGCGATGCCGAGGGCCTGTCCGACATCCGGATACGCGAGGGTCATGCCCGCAGCCTTGGCAGGTTTGGCGAGGAGGCCGTCGAGGCGGTGCGCTTCATCAGCCGCCGGGACTGGTCGCTGTGGCATGCCGCCCGGCGTGGCTGGCACGTTGTTGAACAGGGCCGGCATGACTTTGGCGCGGTGCCTCTTGTCACGCTGAACGCGGCGCCGACGGGGTTCATGCGCGCGCGTCCGCCGCTGATCGATCTTGCCTGGCTCAATCTGGCGCATTGGCAGTCGGCAAGCGACCAGCGCCACATCCTGCATGTAGCGCGGGTGCCGGTGTTGTTCGGCCGTGCGCTGCAGGTTGCCGAAGGCGAGATCGAGATCGGGCCGAACCGGTTGATTCTGGCCGATGACCCGGCGGCCGAGCTGCGCTTTGTCGAACATTCCGGTGCCGCCATCGCTGCCGGTCGCCAGGATCTGGTCGATCTTGAGGACAGGATGGCGGTGCTGGGGCTCGACATGCTGCGGCACCGGCCTGGCGAGACGACGGCCACCGGCCGCGCCATCGACGCGGCGCAGACACATGCGGCGCTGAACGGCATCGTGCAGACCCTTGAGGACGGGCTTGGCCGTGCCTTCCGGCTGGCCGCCGAATTGATCGGACATGACGCGAAGGCCGCCGGCCGGATCGTGATCAGCCGCCAGTTTCCGGTGCGCGACGACCAGGCGGCCGAGGCCGATCTGCTGCTGCGGGCGCGTCTCGCCGGCGAGATTTCAAGCGAGGCTTTCCTCGCCGAGATCGCCCGTCGCGGCATCCTCGGCGGGGCCGCCGCACCACCTTCGTCACACCAACAGGAGAAAGACAGATGACCGATTCCGACAGCACGATCACGCCCGAGGCCAACGCGGTGGCCGCGCCATCCGATGCCGCGCAGCCCGCGCCAGCGACATCTGACGCGCCTGATGACAAGGCAGGCACAGAACAGCTGCCGGCAGCATCGGAGGCCGGACACACACCCGAACCCCGGCCTGCCAAACCCCGGCCTGCCGAACCCGACCCGGCCGGCACAGGCACCGGGACTGGCACCGGGACTGGCGCCGGACGGTCCGACGCGCCGCGCACCGTGATCGGGGCGCAGGAATCATCCGCCATCAACGCCAACCTTGCCGGCCTCGCCGCCGGCACCGTGCGGCTTGGTCCCTGACGCTGTCAGCCGGCCTCACCCCCTCGCACCGATTTCACCGCAGAGTCTGAAAGGAAAGACATGACTGCCTCCAACACCATCACCGACCTGATGCCGCGGATTGTCGCGCGCGGCCTGTTGCGTTTCCGTGAACAGGCCATTCTGCCCCGGCTCGTCAACAGCAGCCTGTCGGCCGAGGCGGCGCGGCGCGGCGAATCCATCCGCGTGCCGGTCAGCCAGCCGGTGACCGCCGCCGATGTGACACCCGGCGTCGCCGCCATGCAGGCCCCGACCACAAGCATGCAATCGGTCAATGTGCCGCTCGACAACTGGAAGAGCGCCGGCTTCTTCCTGACCGATGCCGAAATGATGCAGATCGAGGCCGAATCAAGCTTCATCCCGCTGCAGATGGCCGAGGCCATCACCGCGCTCGCCAATGCTGTCAATGATTCCATTCTGACCGAGGTCGAACGTACGGCGACAGTCATCGGCCGGCCCGGCGAGGTGCCGTTCCAGAACACCGACAGCCCGTCCGAAATCTGGCATGGCGCCAACGCGGCGATCACCGCCCGCAAGCTGTTGAACCTCGCCGCCGCGCCAAAGGCCGGCCGGTTCGCGGTAATCGACTATGAGATGGAGGCCAACGCCCTTGGCCTGCCGCAGTTCCATGACGCGCAGCGCGCCGGCAGCACCAGCGTGCCGATGGAAGGCGAAATCGGCCGCAAATTCGGCATCGACTGGTTCAGCAGCGACCTGCTGCCGCGCAACCGTGCCAGGATCGCGCGGGCCGGCTTCGTCGCGACGGTCGAGGCACAGGCGGATGGCGGCGAATTGCAGGTGGCGCACGACAAGCTCAGGATCGGCGATGTCATCATCGTCGGATCCGGACGAGCCGCCAGCGAACATCAACTGACGGCAAGCCGCGCCGCCAATTCCGGCGCGCATGCCACGATCACCGTGACACCGGCCTTTCCGCGGGCCATCGAGACATCGGCGCAGGTGACGGTGATGCGGCCCTACCGTGTCGGGGTGGCGATGCACCGGGACGCGGTGGCGCTGGCGATGCGGCCGCTGAGCGTCGCCGGGCTGGAGGCCGGGGCCGGCAGCCAGATGATGAGCGTCAGCGATCCTGAAACCGGCCTGTCGCTGCGGCTCGAGGTTACGCGCCAGTACAAACAGACAATGTGGGAGTTCGACATCCTGTGGGGTGTGAAGCTTGTCCGGCCGGCGCTGGTGGTCGCGATCCATGGCTGATCACCTTGAAGCTGAAATCGTGCTGCTGCGCCATCACCGGACCGAGCAGACGGTCATGGTGACCTTTGGCCAGTATCGGCGGCAGGCGGCGCGGCGGTTCCGCAACTGGAAGCTGGCGCGGGGCAATGTCGCGCCGCGACCGGTGCTGACAGTCTCGGAATGCCTGATGGAACGCCCGGCCGGACACCCGGTCGGATACCTGGATGGACACCAGGCCGGACATCGGGTGAGATGCGGATGAACAAGGTCGCCGAACAGGCGCGCGCCGGAACCAACGCCTATGCCGATATCGCCAGCGCGGATCGCTGGTTCGCGGCCCGGCGGATGCCGACCTGGGACCGGGCACCGGCGGCGGACCGGCACGCGGTGCTGATCCGTGCCGCCGACTGGCTGGATACGCAGTTCAGCTTTCGCGGCCAGAAGGAGCATGCCGGCCAGCCGCGTGCCTGGCCCCGCAGCGGTGTTGCCGCCAGCCTCGCGCCGGGGGGACTGCCCCTGCCGGTGCAGACCGCCTATTTCGAACTGGCGCTGGCGCTTCTCGACGGGGACGAGGCGGGCGAACGTCTGCTTGGCCTGCGCGGCGCTGTCCGCCGTGAGCGTATTGGCGGGCTGGCCATTGAATATGCCGCTCCCGGCCAACATCCCGGCTTGCATGCCGGCCGGAATGGCGGCCGGGACGGCGGGCGTATCCATGCGATGCTGGCACCCTATCTTCGCACCGGCCTTGCCACCAGGGTGGTCCGGACATGACGCCGATCGACACATCGCGCTTTCACGCGGCGCTGCGTCGCTATGGGCAGGCTGGCCGCATCGACCGCGATCCGGTGATGCCGCTTCACCTTCTGGTCAGCGATCTGGCGCCAATGAAACACAGTGACCTGCCTGCCGACGGCATCCGTGCCGAGGCGCTGGCGCTTGTCGGCGCGGCGCACCCGCCGCCACGCGAGGGCGAGACAATCACCGCCGGCGCGGCGCGTTGGATCATCCGCGCGGCGGTGCCGGTCGAGGTCGCGGCCAGGAATGACACCGGGGCCTCGAATGACACCGGGGCCGGGGGCGACAGGATCTATCAAGTGCAGCTTGCCGCCGCCCCGGGCGTCGCACCCTGACAGAAAGGCACATCATGACAACGTCACTTCGTCGGCGGATCAGGGCGCTTGTCAGCGCGGCCCTGCCGCCGGACCTGCCGGTCTTTGACGACAATGAACCGGTGCGTGAAGCGCCGGTACGCAGCGGGACAAAGGGCGCGACGTCGCTGGCGAACGGGTATCTGCGGCTCGGCCTCGCGCTGGAGGAACCGGCGGCGGGCCTTGGCGCGAACCTGCCGCGGCCGGGGCGGCTCGCCATCACCATCGCCGTGCCGGCAGGGGCTGGCAGCGCGGCGGCCGATGCCCTGATCGACTCGCTGAATACCGGCCTGTCCTTTGGTGGTGCGGACGGCATCCGCTTTGGCGGGCTGGCGGTCAGCCCCGGCCGTCAGGTCGGCCAGCACTGGGTAATCGATGCCGGGATCGGATTCGCCATCTGGCCGGATATGGCCGCCGCACAGACGGAGACGGGGTGATGCGCACATCACGGGATTATCGCGCCGCCATCGCCGGCGAGTCGCGCTGGAATGAGGCGCCTGCGTCCTTTCAGAGTGTGCGGCTTCTGGCCGAGGATCTGCGCCTTGTCGGGGTCCGCCAGCAGCGTCACGCTTTGTCCGAACGGGGCCCCGCCGGGCCGCCGCGGCTTGTCAGAACGCATGTCGAGGGCGGGGTCACACTGGCGGTTGATGCTGCCAGCCTGCCGCGGTTCCTGGCTTTTGTGACTGGCGGTGCATGGGCGGCTGACAGCCTGCCGGCCGGCAGGCTGCACCAGCTGGTCGGCGATGGCGGCACCGACCCGGCGTCGCTGTCGCTTGTCAGACGGCTGGCCATGCATGATGACTGGCAGCAATTCACCGGCCTCAGGGTGCGCGGGCTGCGGCTCGTGCCGGCAAGTGATGCGGGGCTGCTGATGATGCTTGACCTTGTCGGCGCCGAAATGGCGATGCGGCGGCGCGTCAGCGTCAGCGCGCCGCCGGCATTGCGGCCGCCGCTGATGTTGCGCCCGCCGCCGGACGGGCTGGTGCTCGCACCGGTGGGCGCGGCGGGCGGTGCCACCACGGGCGCCGCCGCATCCGGAGGTTTGATGGTGGCCGGGTTCGAGATCGCACTTTATCGCGCCGGCATGCGCCCGCACTTTGCGCTTGCCGCGAACAGCCCGCAGATGATCCTGCCTGGCCAGCTGGCCGCGCGACTCGATATCCGGCTGCTGGCGAGTGATGCCGCGAAGGCGGAGACGGCAGATGAATATCTGTCCGCCAGCTTCCGCTTCGAGGATGAATCACAAAGCTTTGAAATCAGCCTTCCCGCTCTCGGCATCCAGGACCGGCGCGAGCGCGTCGATGCGGATGGGGGGCCGGCAATGATCCATCTGCGCGCGCGCGCCGAGGCGCGGGACGGCGTGTTGCTGCGCCTTCGCGAGCTGGTCCGGTCATGAGTATGAATTCACGAACAGGACAGGCCGAGCAGGACAGGTTGCTCCGCGATCTGGCGCGCGAATTGCGCGGGTTGCGGGCTGAAGGCGGGGCGGAACGCCTGATCGAACGGCAGTTGGCCAGCATCGAAAG